TGCGTCTTCCAGAACCAGCCGGCGGAGCGGCAGGCGCCCTCCGGCGTCATCAGCCAGGCGGCGACGCGGTCGAGCGCGATGCCGAAGTGGGCCGCGCACGCGCGGTGGTTGGCCAGCCCGGTGACCTGCAGCAGGCCATGGCCTTTCCAGCGCTGGCCGTCGCCGTCGGCCGCCGGCGTGTTGCCCAGCTTGACGGCCAGCGGGCCGGTGTCGTACGCGACACCGCTGGCCAGCTCCTCGACGTACCGCAGCTGGCCCGATTCGTGCCCGACCTGCGACAGGAACGAGGCTTGGCGTGCCACGGTGGTGATGTCGAATTCGCGCATGGCGCTGTTGAGCCACGCCAGGTAGTTAGCGCCGCGCGACCGGGCGTAGGGATAGATAGCGAGCAGCTGGGGCAGGAGCAGCATCACGCCTTGCCCCGCACCTGGTTGACCAGCGCGACCGCGTCGACGGCCAGCTCGCCGATATCCTTGTTCTTGCGCTTGTCAAGCCAGCGCACGACGGCGCCGACGACCCACCACGCCGGCAGGCCGGCGCAGACCATCACCGGCGCGGCGATGAACAGGAAGCCGAAGGCGGGCTCGGTGCCGTAGAACACGGCGACGTCCCGCGCGGCGTCGAACAGCGTCGGCCAGGCCGAGCGCAGCGCGATCACCAGCACCGGGCCGAAGATGGTGGAGAACAGGATGGTGCAGGCGATGCGGATGAACGCCTCCCGAGGGGTCTTGGGCCACATGAACATGAAGCCGAGGCTGGTGGCGACGGCGCTGGTGACGACCGGGATGCCGAAGATTTTGATCAGGGTTTTGATGAGCGCGCCGGTGACGGCGGTGGTTTCGACAGCCATATGGTTCCTAAAAAGAAAAACCCGCCGAAGCGGGTTGGGGTCAGGTGCCTGCGGATGATTCGCAGTGGTCTTTTTCAATACGGTCGAGCAGGCCGCATAACCAGCAGCCCCATCGTTTTCCCTCCTGACGCGCGCGGTGCGCGCGGCTGCTGATGGTTTCATCCTCGCTGCCGCCCAGCGCGGCGTTGGCGAGCTGGTCGTATGCGATCGCGAGGCGCCAGGCGCGGTCGGACTGGACGGCGATCGCGGCGAACATCCACAGTGACGCGATCGCGGCAGCCAACTGGCATACGACGAAAATGGCGGCCAGCGTCAGCCGCCGCCTCATTCGATCACCCACAAGGCGGCTTGCGCCGCACCGGCCAAGGCGAGCGCCTCGGTCAGCTCGGCCGCCGTGGCGTCGATCACGCTGTTGTCGGCCAAGACCCACACCACCGACGACGTCTTGTTCGACGCCTGCAGGGCGATGATGGCGCGCGCCATGCGCCCTTGGCTGATTTCATCGCCGTCGAAGGTGTGGCCGGCGGCCGTGGTGACCTTGATGCCGCCGACGGCGTCTTCCCGCAGCCGCTTGGCCTCGTCGCGCGCGGCCGCTTCGCGCGCCGCCCGGTCCGCCGCGATCTGCGCCGGGGTCTTCGGCTCGACGCGCCAGCCGTAGACCCAGTTGCCGAGCTTGTCCAGCACGACGCCGTCGCGCACCGCCGTTTGGTCCGCCCTCACCGCCGGCGCTGGTGTGATCAGCACCGGATCGATATCCAATGTGTCGCAGGTCGGTGTGTCCAACACCGCCGGCAGCATGCCATTGAAGCTGCGCCGCACTTCCTCCTCGCTCGACAGAACGCCGGTATAGCGTTTGCGGTAGGTGTTCATATAAATCCTTTTATGCGATGGCGAGGAACAGATAGGTATGTCCCGCCACGTTGATGTTGGTGGCTGTTGTTTGGTTCACAGCGAAGCCGATAGCGGCAGGGTCGAGGCTGTCATCAGTCGTTACTTCCGCTCCGCTGAACCTGCTGTATGGGTCGTTCCCAGCGACGATTCCGCGCGCCGTATCCCACATGTACCAGCTCCCTCCGGCGGTATCACGAATGATGACGCCGCGCGCGCCGGCAGCGAATCCGCAGTTGATTTCCTGCGTCGTTCCGTTACCCGTATAGGCGCCAACCTTGCTGACGCCTGGCAGGGTCGCGAACAGGTGTGCGACATACTCGACTCCGGCTGCGTTGGTTGATATATCGCCACCGCCAAGGTTGAATGTGGTGGCGCTGCCGATAGCGCCACCACCCCAAGTGTCATAATTGGCGGCCTTCGCGGCCACACTGTCGGTCCGCAACGTCTCGTTAAAGCTCGTCGCCGGCACAGCGCGCACAGCGAACGCCTGGGCGCTGGCGCCAGACTCGTCCCAGCCTGTCGTGTCTCCCGGCCCCACCATGATAAGTTCAGGGGGCACGCCCAGCGAATGCGGGTTGGCGCGCGCTGAGCTGGTGCCAAAATAATTTTCCTGAGCGTAGAAGCCAGGAGCGCGGCGCAGCATCCAGTACATGAACGCCACAGCAGTGCCGCCGTTGGCATCAAACATACCTGTAGGCGTGCGACGCCCCATTGCGGCGGAGTTGTTGGCTGACGCCTGCCCGATATATTTATACACTTTCGGTGATCTCCAGCCCGAAAAAAACATCGTCGTGGAGCTGGTGCGGCTCCCGATGAGCGCTCCATCGGGCATGAACCCGCAATCAACCACGCCGCCGCCATTTTGCGCGATAGGGGCGAAAACCTCCGTCCCGGAAGTCGGCTTTTTACGTGGGCGCGGAATCGCCATATAGGCCAAGGTTCCAGTGAGGTATGCCGAGAAGCCAAGGCGGGCGTTGTCCTTGCCGCAGAGGGTGCTCAAAGCTTCGGCATTGCTATTTTCAAGCGCTAAGAATTCACTGGTTGACCCGCCTGGTATCAGTCCGCAGAAGGAGCGCAAGTCGTCAAATACCCGTCTCGACCCGGAAACAGTCGGAGTGTAGGCCAGCACAAACTGGGCCTCGCCGCCAATATCGGCGGTAGCTGGAACGCCCGCAGTAGCAGTAACAGAATCGCAACGAATCAGGCCGTCGGCGGAGGGGTCATGCGCCCACCCATAAATGACATATGAGCCAGTCGCCAGCGACGCAGCGAGCGTCAGGCTTGTGCCGGAAACACTAATCGACGTGTCCGAAACTTCTGCGGCCACCGTGTTCAGGTAGCACAACTTGCCGGGAGTATTCGCCCGGTGCCACATAAAAAAATTGGTTACGGCGTCCCGGCGCTTGACCACGACCATACCGACGATCCCGAGTGACGATAGATCGACCGTATCCGCCGTGCCGCTGACGTGCGCCACCAGTCGGGCGCAAAAGAAGCCGGGCGACTCTTTAAAAGAGTACTTCATAATTGCGGCGGTCGAAGCGTTGACGGCGGCGAGGGTGCCAATTGACAGCCCGTCGTTGAAGTAGGTAGTAACGCCCTGAGCCTGCGTAGTTTCTGCGGCCCCAGAGATGCTGGTCAGTTGCTTTCCGGCGCCTCGCAGAGTGTCGTAGTACACAGCTCCCTGCGTGCTATTCGCCGCTTTAAAAATGTCCAGCACCGGCACACCGTCCGTACGATCGATGCCGTCCGTGAGGGTCCGCGCTGCGCCGGTTCCTTTGTATTGATCGACCAAGAAAACATCGTCAATCTTAGGCTTTGGCTTGCCGCCGGTAGCGGTCATCAGTTGAAGCAATGGGATACTCATACAAGCTTTCCGTAGGTGGTGAATCCGTCGCTCCAAAACAACAGCTGATCGATGCCAGAGGTCTGCAAAGCGGCGCGGCCGATAGCCTTCATGTAGTCCGCGAAAGCGGTGGTGTAGCCGCCGGCAGGGAGTTGCCAACTTACCGGCGCAGCGAAGGTGATTGCCGCCGTCCCGCCGTTTGCCACTTCCACCAGCATTGCGCCCCAGTTGCGGCCGGCTGGCCAGTTGGCGAAGGCCCAACTATGCGCGCCGGTGGCGGTGATGGTCTGCATCGACCCTTGCGCGAAATCGAATACTTGGGCGGCGGTGCCGGATGCGCCCTTGTCCACAATCGACAGGCCGCAGTCTTTGAGGTACATACGGGAAAGAACCGTGTCTTGGAAGTCGGTCCCGGCGTCATGCACTCGGAACATCGTCGCGTAAGTAGCCAGGTCTCGCGCTGCGGAGGTGTTTCTATCAAGGCGCATATCCCCGCCGTCAACGGCAAAACGCCAAATTCCAGCCGTGCCGACCTGATCCGATTCATCAAATGTCACGACTGCTGCTGCGCCACTGACAGTAAGGGCGGGGGTTTGCAAGCGCGTTGAAAGCGTCACTATCCCTGATTTACGGTTGATGTAAATTGGCGTGTCAATGAAGGCGCCCGCATCGGAGTAGCGTGCGATACCAAAGTTTGCCCCGAGATTGCTGCCGCTTTCAGCCGCGAGATCGGTGAACATCTTCCAGCGCATCACGCTGTTGGTGAGTAGCGTGAGAGATTTGGTCTGACCAGAGGCGCCGTTAACCCGAATGCCCGCCTCAGTGGCCGAAAAACTATTGTCAAGATCAAGCGTGGAAGATATGACTTTCGTATAGCCGGTCAGGACGATATTCCCACTAGAGCGAGTCACGTAAATAGGCGTGTCGATGTAGCCGCCGGCGTCGGTGTAGCGATTGATTCCGAAGTCCGACCCAGCATTTCCGCCGGTCTCGGCGGTGCTGTTGGCCGTCATAGTCCATCGAGCGCCGCCGTTGGCGCTGAAGATTTTGAAGCCTTTTTCCTGGCCAGGCTGGCCAAGGATGCCGACGCGTGATGGGATGCCGAGCGCGACTGCATCCAGGTCTAATGAGCCGCCGTAAATTCTCGTCGCGCCGGATCTGTCGATGCCCAACCGCTGATTCCCGCCGCCTGTATCTAGCTGCGGGCCAATGGCCAGCGAGCCACCCCCTTCGTTCAGCCACATGCCCCACTGGCCAAGGTCGGCCCCGGCGTCCGTATCTTTCAGGATAACTTGCGGGAAGGATGTTTTCTCAAGGCGAAGAATACCCGCCAGCGCGCCATTTACCTGCGCTGCTGTGGTGGTAAGGGTGGTGCCCGATGCGCGGGTGTAGCTGACCATCTGCCAGTTACCGCCGCCCAGTGATACCCACTCAGCCCAATCGTTCGGCTCAGTGGCGATATCGGCGGAGGTGATGAGGTTGAGCGAGTTCGCATTGTGCTTGAGGGTCGCGCCGCCCGTGAAGTTGGTGCGGCGGAAGGCTCCCTTAGGCATGCTGTCGAACTGTGCAATCTGCGCATTGCCTGTGATGGTGAGGGTGTTCGCGGCCGCAGTGCCGATGGACATTGCGGACGAACTGGCCATCGAAACGGTTGGCGCATCATTCAACGCCGTGGTTAGCGCGCCGCCGTCGACGGGCAAGATCGCACCGGCGGTCAAGCGCAGCTCGATCAGGTCACCAGCATTAAACGCACGTGCGGTGGTGCCCTCGATTCCGCCCCTCGCGCTGCACGTCAGAACGTCGTTGGCGTTGGCGGTAACCTTCAGAACCTCCCAGTTCATCTCGGTCGCCCCGACGCGCTGGAACACCGTGACCTTGAAGTAATCGCCGTTTTGCGGCGTGGGAAATTTTGCGCCGTCGCCGGCCTGCAGCGGGATGCTGGTGGCCGCCGCTGTGATGGCGGTCTTCAGCGCAGATGCGGCGTTGTTAGTGAATAACTGCGGCATTAGGTGTCCTTAACTTTTACATAGAACTCGTCCTGCATCACACGGCCGTCGTCGGTGGTGGTGGTCGCGGTGATCTTGTATTTAACCTGGTTCAGCCCGCCGCTGACCCACACGCGAACCCGCGTGTCGACCAGCACCGGCGGGGTGAGGGCGAGGCCTTCCGGCGCGACCGTCAACACCGACGTGCGGATGCCGTCACCGACGGTCAAGTCATCGGCGTAGTCGATGGTGTAGGTGTCGCTCTCGGCGGGCTGCTTGACGAAGCTGCCAAGGATGCTCATGGGGTTCTCCTCATTTCTCGGTTTGTGTGGGGGCGCGCCATCGCGCGATTCGTCCGGGGGCGCCACATGGTTCGCTCGGGCGGATCAAACGCCTCGGCGTTGGTGGTCGGCGTGGCCGTCGCCGTGCTGGAGGCCTCCATCCTCGCGCTGGCCATGTGGATGATGGTTCCGCGCGCGGAGGCGCTCCATGTGAACGCCGCCGGCAGCGCGATGCCCTCCTGGTAGACCATGGCGGTGGCGCGGCACGTCGCTTTCGCCTGGCTGGACATGGTGGTCGCCAGGAACCCGAGCCGGGCGTCGGCCGACGCGCTGCTGGTCGACGTCGCGATGGCTTCGCCAAGAATGGCGAGCCTTGCGGCGGCCACGGTGTTGAACGTCGTGTTGACCGGCTCGACCATGGCCGGCGTGGTGTTGGTGCAGGTCGCCGAGACGTTGTATGTGGACGACGCCGCGCCGTCGCCGCTGGCGATGCGCAGCGCGTCGGCGGTGACCAAATATGTCGCGCGCGACACGGCGGAATCGACGGCCGCCAGCGCGGTCCCCTGGAAGGAGATGGTGCAGACGGCGGCGCCGGCGTGGATCTTGGTCGCCTCGGCGGCCATGCTCGACGTCGTTGTCGCCACGGCCGTGGGCAGCGCCGTGCGCACCGGGCTTGCCGACGCGCTGGACTTCATGACGCCCAGCGCGTAGCCCTCCCGCTGCCATACCGTTTGACCGGCGAGCTTGATGCTGGGATCGGCGGTCATCGAGCTGACGCCCGCGCTCGTGGCCTTGAAGCCCTGCACGACCTGAGCGTCGGCGGTCACGGCGTAGGTACTGGCCGCGATCCCGGTGCCTGGTTGGGTCTGCGTCGCGGTGACGGCGCAGGAGAACACCGACGGCGCATAGGCCTCCGTCGGCGTCGCCCGCGTGGACCACGTGCTGCGCGCGGTGGCGTCGGCCAGTTCCAGCAGCGCCCACTGGGCCGAGGACGTCGAGGTGACCGTGCACGTGGCGGCGGCGTTGACGATGCGTACCGCCGTGGCCGACGCCGCCGAGGTGGCGGCGGCGAGCGCGGTGGGGAACTTCGTGACGGTCGGTTCGGCGCTCGCGGCGAAGGTCGCCGCCATCAGCGCGGCGCCGGCGATGACGATGCTTCGACCGCCGTTGACGGCGGCGCCGTTCACGCCAAACGAGTTCATCGCTTACGCCTTAGTCGAGCGTGTTGACGACGGTGCCCGGAGCGAAGCTGATCACGTCGCCCACTTGCAGCGTCTTCCCGGTGGTCATGGCCGCCGAGAACAGCATGTTGCCGGCGTTGGCCGCGTCGAAGACGCCGATGTGGGTCACGGTCACCGCCGCGCCGGTGACGGCCGGGAACGTGATGGACGCGACGTTGGAGCAGCCCAGCGCGTTGCCGGAAGGCGCCGGCGCCGTGAAGGCGCCGGTCGGCTGGCGGCTGTACCAGGTGCCGGAGGCCAGCTCATTGATGTTGCCGGCGTCGGTGGGGTCGCCGGTGAACAGCGCCAGACGCAACGATGCGACGGTCGGCGCGACGAAATTGGTGCCGCGCAAAATGGCGTTCAGGACTGCGGCTTCCGCGTAGTCGGATAATCCAGGCATATGTATTCCTTAAAGTGGGGAAAGAGGCGCGCGCCTGTTGGCTACGCGTCCGGTGTTGCGGGGCGGGGAGGTTTTCCGGTGGCGGCGGCCACGAAGGCCTGGTAGTGCATGGCAGCGCCGGGGTTTTCGGCGGCGAATTCGGCGTCCTTGCTCAGCGCGCGGAACATCAGGTAGTCGAGCAGCGCCGGTACCGCGCTGTCGTCCACCGCCAACAGCCCGGTGAGGGCCACGTCGGGCGGGATGGCGTGATACGCCAGCTCGACCACGTTGCCGCCGGGGGATGGCGGGTAGACCTGGAACACCTTCGGATTCGTGGCGGTGTAGCAGTAGTGCGCCACCACGGGTTTCGCACGGCTGGGAGAGGTCCAATCACGGATCTGGGAGTCGAGCGCGCGGCGGGCCATTTGCCGCACCGGATTGCCGTTCTTGTTGCGGACGATCTCGATCAGCGACACCGCGTCGGCCGGCAGCTGCTGCTGCGCGCCGACGGCGAGGCCGAAGTCGATGTTGCGGACGCAGGCGTCGGGACGCAGGCGCACATACTCGCGCTGGCCGTCGCTCGCCCAGTCGAGCAGTTCATCCTCCTGCCAGCGATCCATCGCGGAGTCTTGCAATAGGATGCTGGCGCGGCGCAGCAGCGCCTTCCCGGTGACGCTGGGCATGGGTATTCCTTTTGGGTGGATCGCGCCGTGATGGCGCGGGGATCAGCCGAACGGCCGTGCGCGCACGCGCGTGCCGGCCGAGCCGAAGGAACGCTCGGCGCGGATCCGGGCGGCGTGCTTGGCGGTGCTGTAGATGCCGGTGTAGATCCCGGCGAACTGCGGAGCGGAGAATTCCTGTCCGGGGATCATCAACAGACGCCCCACGACGCCCTGACCGATCTCATAGGCGTACTCCATCAGCACGTCGGCCACCGAGGCCGCGGAGCGGGTCGGCTTGGTCGCCACCAGCATCTGGATGGCGCCGGGAGCGTCGAACTGCGGGGTTCGGTTGAGCGTGAAGATGTTGGCCGGCGCCTGCATCAGCGTGGTGGGCGTTCCGACTGGAACGGCGCTGCCGAGGAACACGTTGTCGCCGGTCTTCTCGACCGTGAGCGGCATCCCGCCATAGCTGGCCGCCAGGATCAGCGAGGTGTCGGACCCGTTCGGCGTGTCGATGTCGTACTCCGCTTGGCCGGCGAGGACGTCGATCGGGTCCAGCGTGATCTGGACGATCGATGAGCCGATGCAGAAATCGATGCAGACGTCGCGGATGTGCTGCTCGGCCAACAGGTCCGTGCAGCCCTGGACGGACGGCAGCACATACGGCATGAAGTCCTGAATCGTCGCCATGGTATTTACTTGGCCGGCGCCAGCTCTTTGTACGCATACGAGAAGCGCTTGACTTCGCGTTCGCGGGTGCCGCCGCCGGCGATCGATTCATAGATCGTCATCATGCAGTTGTCGAGCTGGTGGGCCACCTCGATCGGCACGTTGACTTTCTTGTCGCGCGGGATGTTGAAGCCGTGGCCGTTGATGCCCAGGAACACGGCTTGCTGGCCGATTTCGCCTTCGCCCGAATGGATGGTCAGTTCGGCGCGGCCGCCTTCGAAGGTGCCGTGGGCGTCGGTGACGGCGATGGTCGGCGCAGCTTCGGCCTGCTCCAGGGCGGCGTCCTGCGGGTCGTCGATGCTGGTGATGACGGTGGTGTCTTTCGGGAGGTTTTTGGACATGGTGGGGTGCTTTCAGTCGGTTCAATGAAAAATGCCCACCGGTTCACGGTGGGCATTTCGGGGTGGGGTGGGACCGCGTTACGCGGTGACGGCCGCTTCCAGGCGGACCATCCAGGCGTCGTTCAGGATCACGGCGCCCTGCATGGCCTTCCATGCGACGCGGCCGCGCTGGGCCAGCGGGTCGGAGTCCGACGGCTTCGGGTTGGTGACCATCGGGGTCAGCGCGAACATGCCCTTCAGCGCGACGATCGCGTACGAGTTGGCGCCGATGTACAGGACCGGGTACACGTCGGCGTTGACGCCGCTGGTCGAGGACATCAGGCCTTTGGCGCCGCCGGCGTCGGGGAACGGCGTGAAGATGGTCGAGGTCAGGTAGCGCACGTCCTCCACCTTGCCGATTTCGTTCTCGTACGGGGTGATCGAGCCGTACTTCTCGATCGGCACGAAGCACGACTTGCCGTCGGCGCCCAGCATGTTGCGCACGTCGCCCTCCATGTCCGGGTGGATCAGGCCGATGTAGGCCTTGTTGACCGGCTCGGTGCCGTAGGCGGCGGTCGATTTGACGGCCTTGGTGATCGGCTCGGCGTTCTGGCGCTTGAGCGCCTTGACGACGCGGCGCTGCGCGGCGAGGTTGATGGTGGTGTTGACCGCGACGCGGGCGGCGCCGTTGGCGTACACCACATTGGTGCCGGCGCGCAGGATGCCGTAGCGCATGCGCTCGATCATCTGCGCGGCCTGCTCGCCCAGCAGCTCGATCGACTCGTTGAGGATGTTGTCCTCGTGGGTGTCGATGATGATGTCGGTGATGGTGATCATCGAGCCGTACTGGGTCAGCACGCACGGCACGTCCGTGGACGTCATGGTTTGCGAGCCGGGGGTGACGCCCTCGGTCAGCGCGGACGGGGTGTTGTCCAGCGCGGTGTAGCGGCGGAAGGTGATGGTCTTGCTGCTGTGCGCCGGCAGCGCTTTGGACTGGCCGAACTTCTCCAGCACCATGAACGGGATCGCGCGCATCAGCAGTTCTTTTTCAGCGTAAGCGGCGGTGCGTGGCGAAATGTCGCCGTATTTGGTATCTGCCATTTCAGTTTTTTCCTATTGGATGGGGATGAGGCCCATCGGTCCGGACGTGCGGAATCGCTGCGGCGCCGAATGGCGTACCGCAGTCCGTGTCGGGCTTCCGGGCTGGTGTTGTGAGGTCTGTTGGGGCGTCAACAGCAACGTTCGCCAGTGGTCCGCACTGGCACGGTGCTGCTTAAGCCGCGTTCCACGCGGCGGCGTAGTCCTCCGAGGCGTGGGGTTCTTTGGGCAGTCGGATGCCGGCCGAGCGCACGCCCTCGGCGTCGTCGAGCGCGCTGTCGTCGGCGGCGGATTGGTCGCCTTGGGCGGCCGCCTGCGACGACTTGAAGCTGGTGAGCATGTCGATGATCTGCTGCGAGCTGCCGGCGTCGACCGCGTGTTGGGCGATGGCCTTGTCGGCTTCGGGCAGGCTCGCCATCCACTGCTCGAACTCGGGCGACTCCACGATGTCCATGAAGTTCTCGTGCGCCGCGTTGATGTTCTTGAAGTGCGCCTCGTTGCGTTCGGCCGTCAGGCCGTCGATCACGCTTTGTACAGTGGTGCGCAGCCCGCCGATCTCGTCGGTCACGGAACCGTTGATGACGTCCTTGATGAACGCCTCCAGCAGGGTGATGAATTCCGGGCCGAAGTCGGCGGCCAGGGCCGCGCGCGCGTCGTTGGGGGCGTCTTCTCCGCCGCCGCCGGCATCGGCGTCGTCGCCTCCACCGCCGTCTGCCGGCTCGCTGGTCTGGATCTCGTTGGTGTTGGAGCTCTGCATCGCCGCCGCGCGCCCGTCCAGCTCTTGCTCGCGCGCGTTCAGGGCATCCTCGCGCTCCTGCAGCGCCTTGGCCTTTTCATCCACGGCGGGCGGCGCGGCCATGGCGTCGGCGGCCGCCGGCGCGGCGGTCGCGTCGACGTCGGCCGCGCCGGTGTCGGTGCCGGCCTCCGGACCCAGGCCGAAGGCCTCGTCGTCGGTCGGTGCGGGTTTTTTGACGGATTCGGCGTTGAACTGCTCGGCGTAATCCTCGTTGCCTTTGTCTTGCTCGTTTTGGGTGGCCATGGTGGCGCTCTCCTGTTGATGGGCGAAAAAAAACCCGCGCGGGGCGGGTCTTCTACGGGTGCTGCGCTTTACGTGGCGATTGGCGAGGCGTCCGGGGTCGGGTTCGCCAGCGCGCCGCGCAGCGCCTGCAGCTGGGAAATCACTCCTTGCTTGCGCTGCAGTTTTTCCGGCGTGATGGCGATCAGGTCCGCGATCGCCTCCTCGGCCAGCGCGTCAAGCAGGGCCACGAACGGATTGAGCAGCGTGGAGCCGGCGAACGCCGCCAGATCCTGCATCGCGCGGTGGATGGCGGCGCGCCGCTGGGTGCTGTCGCGCATCATTCAATCTCCGCCGTGTGGATGCCGGCGTGCTCGCCCACGTTGGCGCCGATCTGGCCGCCTTGCGGGTCGCGCTGCGCGATCGGAACCGCCGCCGCCCCGCCCTGCATGGCGGGATCCTGCGGCGGCTGGTCCGGTGCCGCCGGCGCGCCGGGCGTGCCGGCGGCCGGGGTTTGGTCCACGAAGCCGGCCGATTTGAGGATCGCATCGCCGGCCGGCGCGATTTCGGGGCGCTCGGTGGCGACGCCGCCGGCTTGCATGCCCGCGTACGCCGCGTCGACGTTGGTTTTGGTCGCCGTCGCGCGAAGGCGGTCCATGTCGGCGGTCAGGCGGCCCACTTCGGCCGCGATCTTCTCGACGTTGAGCTGCGCCAGCTTGAGATTGAGATCCTGCATTTGCTGGGCCTGCGCCGCCGCCGCCTTGGCCGCGTCGGTGTTTTGCTCCGCCTTGACCTCCTCCTCGGTTTTGATCACGCTCGCCAGGTCGTGCGCCTCGGCGCGCTGGCGCAGCAGCTCCTCGCGCTTAATGTAGGGCGCGTCCTCGGGGCTGAGCGTGCTGGCGAAGATGTCGAGCTGCTGGGCGCGTACCTCCTTCGCCATCAGCGAGGCGGTGCCGCGCGCCTTGATATCGAAGTCTCCCTTGCAGGAGTTGTCCGGATTGAACTGCATGTTCCAGAAATACAGCGCCTGGATGAAGGGCCGGGTGATGCCCTCGTCGTAGTTGGTGATCAGGTCTTTCATCACGATCGAGGCGTTCGCCATCAACATCGACATGCCCGACGCCGTGCCGGCGGCGCCGCTGGAGGTGTTCTCGCCCTGCATGTAGCGCGGAATGGCGGTGACGTCGTCCGCGTTTTCCTTGAACATGTTAACGATCGGGAATAATTCCTCCAGACCGTTGGGGATGCTCAGCACCCGGATCGCCTGCGACGCCGGATCCTCTCCGGTGCGCTTCCAGATCTTGAACGGATACATGTCGTCGGCCACCTCGCCGGGGACCAGCAATTTCATGTTGACCTCCAGCTGCGGCCCGGCGGTCAGCGCGGCGTTGTCCAGGATCATCCGTGTGCCGGCGTTGATCATGGTCTGGTCGTCGCGCATGATGGCGGCGAAGCCGTCGCCGAAGATGCTGGTTTCGTCCTTGTCGGCGTAATACAGGTGGTACGGCCACGTCACGCCGTTGAGCGGTTGCAGCACGATCTTGATGACTTGGCCGCTCGGCAGCAGCCAGACGTTGGAGAAGAACGTCTCGTGCATGCGCTCCGGCGGCACGTTGACGCCGGCGGCGGCGAGCACCTCGCCCTCCAGCCAGCCCCAGCGCTCCAGCACCTCGTACGTGCCGTCGTCCTTGCCCTGTGCGGCCGAGCGTTCGCCGATCTCGCGGATGTCGCTGTCGTAGCTGCGGTATTGCTTGGCCCCCTTCGGGTTGGCGAGGATGTAGTCCCTGATGACGTCCTTGCGGAAGGATTTCTTCTTCCCCAGCGACGCCAGCGCCGCGCGCGTCATGTTGTGCAGCTCGTACACGTAACGGCAGTCGTCGAGCCGGGTGGCCGACATGTCCGGATACCAGCGCCACAGCGGCACGTAGTCCACGAACGGGACGACATACGATTCGGTCTTGATCACCCACTTGCCGCGCTCGATGACGAACTTGCTGCGGGTCTTGCGCTCGACCAGCGGCGCCTTCAGGATGCCGGTGCCGTACAGGTGTCCGGAGTGCAGCACGTGGCGCGCCGTCTCCTTGTAGCGCGACTCGGCAAGCTGGTCGTCGATCACCGACGTCATGCGCTTGGCGGCCACTTTGACCAGCTTGAGCACGGCGCCGTCGAATTCCTGCGCCGTCGGCCGGCGCTGCAGCTCGGCCGCCAGGCTGACCATCAGCTGGACGCTGGTGTCGC